AAAGATTTAGGTATTGGTATTGGCGATCTAATTTGGACTAGCTCAAGCCAGCACATCTATGATCGGCATTATTATCTAGTTGATCATTTCTGTATGACTGGTGAAATTTCAATCTCTAAAGAAAAGTATGCCGAACTATATCCTAATTCAAAATATCTATGAAACTCTCTCCAGAAATATTTTTACATCGACAAAATGTCAATTCTAACATGTCTAATGATGGCATCGAAATAGATGTCAGAAGTTCAGTTGACGGATTAGTTTTAAATCATGACAGATTAGATCATAGTGCTGAGTATCCTTTACTTAAAGATAGTTTGTATCTATTTGCTGGTAAAAAGATTATTCTCAATGTAAAAGAATCTGGCATTGAAGAAGAACTAATCCAACTCATGTCAGGATTAGATTATTATTTTCTAGATTCGCAGATTCCTGACATCCTGAAATTGAGTAAATATTTTACACATATTAAGTCAAGGTTTATAATTAGAATATCTGATGTCGAACCTCTAAGCTTCAAATTACTAAATCTAGTAAATCCTACGTATATTTGGCTAGATTATTCAAACTTTGCTAATTTTGATTCAGCATCATACCGAGATTACTTTTTATCTATCTATGATGACTTGCGTATTTGCACTCATAAAATTATTTTAGTATCACCTGAATTGTATTCATTAGAATATCTGCCATTGCTTGATGAAGTTAAGAAAACAATTAGATCTCCATGGTTTTCAGATTTTGGCGTGTGCACTAAATATCCAGAACACTGGAGAAATTAAATGCTGAATTTGAAGAAAATTGTTGAGAAGTATGATGTAGTATTTTTAGATGTTGATAACACACTTTTTAATTACACTTATGCACATGAAAGAGCTATAGAAGCAGTTCTTAAAGAATTCAATCTCAAAAAAGAAGATTATACTTTAGCTAAAAGAGACACTAAAAAGAGAGAACTAAAAGTAAATCACCACAGAAAAGAATTCAACTTCAAAAATATCTGCGAACAAAATAACTTACATTTTTCGCAGACATTGAAAATGTATGAGCATTATGAAGAAATGTTTCATAGATATATGCATGCCGATAAGAGTATGCTAGAAATGCTAAAATACGCTAAATCTGCAGGAAAGAAAGTAGTAGCAATTACTAATTTTTATATTCTTCCTCAGATCAAAAAGCTTAAGCTATTAGGAATGGCAGAGTATATTGATTTCTTAGTTACTAGCGAAGAATATGAAGTAGAAAAACCAAATTTTGCATTATTTGATCGCGCTCTAAAATTAGTAGGAAATCCAGAAAAACATAAAGTAATTATGTTTGGAGATTCTATGGCAGATAATACAGCACATCTGAGTATCGATTACTATCCGTATAATTGTACTAAACTTTTGATTAGTATTTCTGGCAAATCTGGAGCTGGCAAATCTACATTGCATAAAGTATTAAACGAAGTATGGGATTGCTCTGTTATTGAAGGCGATGGCTATCATAAATTCGAAAGACACCATCCTAATTGGAAAAAATTAACGCATTACAATCCTAAATCAAATAACTTGATTCAGCTAGGAATAGATATTAAAAACATCTATCATGATATATCAAACATTAGTGTTCCGATATATAATCATTCTACTGGGTTGTTTGATAGTCCAGTTGCATTGAATCATGATAAGCTTGATGTTATTGTTATTGATGGTTTGCATTCTCTATATAAAGAAGTAACTGGTGATTTTGTTAAAATTAGAATATTCATTGACAACGAATTAGCAGACGATCAAAAAATAGTTAGAGATACTGCCTCTAGACAGAAGACAGAATTAGAAGTACAAAAGAGTATTGAATCTAGAGCATTAGATTATGAAAAGTACATTGCAATTCAAGAAAATTTTGCTAACTTTCATATTCATGTTGATAAAAATATGAAATACACTATTACAATTACTGATGAATTAGAATTTACTAAATACACGTTTATTGATGGACTATTAGTATTGACTGGAGATTATTCAGATATGTTAGCTGTAGTAAAGAGCTTGATGTTAGATTTAAAAGGAAATCGTTATGTCATTTAATTTAGCATTGGCTAATTATTATAGATTATCTAAATTAGTGACATTACTAGATGCGCCAGGAATGGGAGGCAATATTTCTGTAAAATATGACGATTCTATTATGATTAAATCATCTGGCCAGAATATGAAAGTTGATCACATTATAACTACGTGTGACAATAATGGTCAGACTAAATACAGTTATGATTTTACAGATGAATGTGTTATAGATGCAATCAAACCAAGTATGGAAATTGGTATGCATATGAATCTGAAGTGTAAATACGTTTTTCATTATCATCCGGCATATGTATTACCATATCTGTGTTCTGTCGGAAGCGATGACCAGTTAATAACTGGTCATGTTATAGAATATGTTAGTCCCGGAGAAGAATTAGCTCAATCAGTAATTGGTGTAGATAGTGAAATTATTTGGCTAAAGAATCATGGTGTAGTATTACAATCAGATTCTATTGAACGTATTGAAGAATTATACTATATTATCAAAAGTGAATATTTAGGAACTACATATAATGATACTGCATATACACCAGACGATGTAGTTGATTCAAACAATTTAGAGCTTTGGCTATTTAGACAATATATTGAATACACTGCAAGCAAGAGATTTTTACAATTGAAATCTCTAACTGATGAATGTAAATCTAAATTACTTAGTGATAGCAATGAAAAATATAGGATGAGTGTGAAATGAAAATTATTATTCCAGCAAGTGGTCTGGGCCAGCGGTTTAAAGATGCAGGCTATATTCAGTATAAACCATTGATCTTAGTTAATGATCTTGAAAGAATTATTGATTTCGTTATTAAATGTTTTGATAAGAACGATGAGTATTTTTTCATTAGTTCTCCACAGACATATGAACTATTAGAATTTCATTTACGTACATTGCCAAATTTAAACTATAAGCATTTTACTTATAGTGGTCCTAAGCTTGGGCCGACCGGTGCAGTGCTTGGCACATATGATCATCTAAAAGAATATATTTCTTCAGATGATAATGTTATTGTCAGCTACTGCGATTATGGTATGAAGTGGGATTATAAAGATTTTCTAGAATTTGCTAAAGAATCTGATGCTGATGGAATCATACCATGCTATTCTGGTTATCATCCTCATTTGGAAAATGTTAATAACGTATATGCTGCATGCAAAGTAGATGATACTGGACGCGTATATTCTGTTATTGAAAAACACAGAAGCGAAAATAGACTGACTGAAAAATGGTCTGCAGGATTATATTATTTTTCAAAATTTTCAACAATGTGCGTAGCATTTGCTAAGCTTGTTTCATCTGGAAATAAACTAAACGGAGAGTATTATGTTTCATTAGCATATAACGAAATTGTTGATGATTATACAGTTATAACATATGATGGGATTAGTAAGTTCTATCAATTCGGAACTCCAGAAGATTTTGAATATGCTAAGAATAAACTGTCTATGCTAGAACATTTAGATAATGATCGTACTAGCATAACGAATACTGTTATATTATCTGCTGGCAAAGGAGAGCGATTTTTAAATCTCGGGTTTAAACAGCCTAAACCTTTTATACCATTAGGCGATTCTGATTTTATTACTAGAATCGCGGAATCATTTGATAAAGTTGATACAAAAATTACTTATGTTGGATCTAGAGAACATGAACATTTTTGGAACGGATATAATGTAAATTTCGTAGATCCGAATAAAATTGGAGCTGCATATTCTTACGTACAGTCTTGTGCTAGTATTATTGGAGAAACTCTAATTGTTCCATGCGATCTAATTACTAAATATACTACACCTAGATTTTTACAATTGAAACTAACTTCTGATGTTATAATCTTTACCACCGATCCGACCGAATATGCCAAGACTCATAAGACTAGTTTTGCCTGGGTTACTCCAGATGATAATAATTCTATAGCTGATATATCAATTAAAGAATTGAACGCACAACTCTCTAATCAAATGGTATTAATTGGAAGCTTCTGGGTTAGAGAAAATTCTATTTTGCTAGATTCTATTTTCGAAATTTTCGAAAAAGATTTTAAAACTAATGGAGAGTATTATTTAGATAATGCATTCAAATTAATGCTAAGTAAACATTTAACAGTAAAATACGTCAAATTAGATAAGTATTTTTCTCTTGGAACTTATGAAGAATATACAGAAAATGGATATTGGTTAACGGTATGACAGAATTAGATAATGAAATACAATCGTACGTAGATACTGAATCTGTATCTACTGATGAAGTCAAAGGAATCGTAAAAGAATTTCAGAAAAATAAAACATTTGAATTTCCAGTATGTATTTTGTCTCACAAGTTTGATAAACGCAGATCGAAGTTTTTAGCCAAACTTGAATTAGAAATTCAGAATAACAATCTGTCTAATCATTATTATATTTTTACATATGAAGATCAAAAAGATTTATACAGAAAATTCGAAGCGATCCATTCTAAAGTACATGTAATATATGTTCCACTAGATAAGAAATATTCTACGCTAACTGGCAAAAGACAATACATTCTAGATTGGAACATTAAAGAAAAACATTCTAATGCTTTCTTTATAGAAGACGATTGTTTTGATTTCTGTCTCCCTGTAGGTAAGATTAATCCTAATACTGGAAATTACAAAAACTATCAATTTGTAATGTCATTTGATTTTGTATTTGGATTTTGGGAATGCTTGGTTAACAAATATGATCTAAAGTATTCTGGACCAGTTAATAATATGGACTTTGCATTCAGAGATCTAAGAACTACGCCGTTCATTAAAAAATATGCACAAGCTATTCAAGCAGTGCATATAAATATCGATTCGTGTAAAGCTTTGAATCTATTTTATGATGAGAATTCCGGTTGGGATGATTATGATATGATTTTACAGCAGTGCATATATAATACTGGGTCTGCAGGTATTGGGTTTAGTTATAACACACCGTCTCTGAAGTCTGGTGTTTCAGCTATGTCTGCTAGTATCGATGCTCTAAAAGAACGATGTATTAAAAATACAACTCTTTTGATGAACAAGTGGGGATCAGATTTAGTTAGAATTGACGACAAAAAGGGTCTTTATAATGCTAAGGTTAAATGGACCACTATCAAGAAGGCGGTCGCCGATAAAGTTCCTCTTAAATCATTAATACACAAAACAATTCCCAATATTCCCACTCTAGAAGATTTTTATGAATAAATTTATACACTCAGCAATTGTTCCTCTTATCGGCGGCCTACCAATTGGAACAACAAAAGCTTTCGGATCAGACCCAGAATTCGTTTTATCATATGGACCATTTGGATCTAATGATTCGCATATGATTAATCATTATTCTGGAATTCCAGTTTATTTACTAGATCAAGTCGAAACTAAAGCTTATGCAGATGTAGTGTCAAGCACCTGTCCATGCGCAGGGTTGTCTTCTTTGTCGACAACTGCTAATCCAGACGCAGCTGCCAATGATTGGATGTACAAGACTACAGAATACGTTTTATCAACGACCAAGCCTAAAGTTCTATTTGGAGAAAATGCTCCAGCTTTATGCGGCAAATGGGGCGAACCTGTAGTTAAGCGATTATTTGAGATTGGCCAACAGAATGGTTATTCTATGTCTCTGTATAGAACTAAATCATTGTTACACGGAATTCCTCAAGTTCGTGAGCGTTCTTTCTTTTTCTTCTGGCAAGGTGATGAAGTTCCAGTCTTGGAATATTTTAACAAAGAACGCCCAACTATCGAAGAGCTGATTCTATCTGTTCCTAAAGACGCTAGTTTACATACAGTTACAAATTCTAAAACACCGTCTAAAGATGATCCATGGTATAGATATGTTCTAGAACATTTAGAAGGTGGAATTACCCACAGACAGTTCTATGATAAACTAGAGAAGACTGATAATCCAATGGACTGGCTAGAAAAGAAAGGTGTTCAGTATTCAGAAGTAGCTAAATGGTTTGATAAGAACGGATACGAAAAACTTGCAGTACGCGCTAGAACTATCGATACAAAACTAAAAGCTGGAGGCAGTATTATGCGCCGAGCTTCTACAATTCCTAAGAATTATATAGGAGCATTCGTAGGACATTTGCCAACTATGCTGACTCATCCATACGAAGATCGGTACATTACTTATCGCGAAGCAATGACTATAATGGGTTTGCCATTAGACTTTCAATTGTTAAATCCAAAGAAAAATTTAAATCATGTATGTCAAAACGTTCCTGTTGGGACTGCTGCTGATATGGCATCAGAAGTCAAGGCTTTTCTAGAAGGTAAGAGGCGTAAAATAAAATTGTACAATCAGGTTCTGATCCAGTATAATAATACAAAGACTGAAGTTTATAGAGACATGGAAGAAGAGACCGTTGCAACGATAGAAGAATTTTTTGTTTAATAAAGGAAAATTATGAGTGAATGTTTGATTAAAGATATGTACGAATTTCATGGTAAATTCGGCGTGCGTGAAGCAGTCGAAAAGCTTACGCCAGAAATGCTACGAGAATTCTTACAGTTTAGGATTCGATTTCTAGAAGAAGAACTTGACGAATTAAAAGATGCAGCAGATCAGAAGAACAACGCTGAAATTGTTGATGCATGCATTGATTTAGTTGTCGTAGCATTGGGAACACTTGATGCATATCAAGTTGACGTAGAAAAGGCATGGAATTTGGTTCTAGCAGCTAATATGACTAAGTCTCCAGGAATTAAAGCTTCACGACCTAACAAGTTTGGATTGCCTGATATGGTGAAGAGTCCTGACTTTGTTTCACCTGATCATTCTGATAACGTGGGTTTATTGGTTAAGATCTGATAATTAGCGCATAATAGCTGTTGTAATATAATTAGTATATGAATATTTTTGCGTTAGATTCTAATCCTATATTAGCAGCTCAGTACAATTGTGATCGTCATGTAATCAAAATGATTCTTGAAGTATCGCAGTTGCTTTCTACTGCCCATAGAGTTTTAGATGGTATACTTGTTGAAGGTTTATCACCATCAGGACGAAAGCAAAAACAATACGTACATTCACAACCGCTGTTATATAAAGCTACTCATATCAATCACCCATCAGCAAGGTATTGCCGAGATGATCCTCAGCAATACATTTGGGTTTCTCTGCATCTCAGAGCTTTATGCGACGAATATACATATCGTTATGGTAAAGTCCATAAATCCGATTCAATCGGTTTAGTCGATTGGCTGGGGAATAATATTCCGCATAATATCAAAATTACTAAGCGATTCGAATTGCCATATCTTGCCATGCCGGATGACTGTATTGTTTCTGGCGATGTTGTTGCTTCGTATCGTAAATATTATATGCAAGAAAAGAGACATCTTGCAAGTTGGTCTGGTAAAACGAATTCTAGACCGGTACCTGATTGGTACTCATAAAAATTGTACATTCTCTACAAAATAGATTAAAATAAATCTTTAACATGAAAAGGAAACTAACGTGAAATTAACAAAACAGACACTAGAAGTATTGCGCAACTTTGCTGCATTTAATCAGAACATTCTAATTAAAAAAGGTAAACTTATTTCTACACGAACTGTAGCTAAAAACATTTATGCTGAGGCCGTAGTAGACGTTGAATTCGAACAAGAATTCGGTATCTATAATACTAACGAATGGCTTGGAATCATTTCATTGTTTTCAGAACCAGAGTTTGCATTGTCTGAAAATTCAATGGCTATCAGCCAAGGTAAGAATAAAGTACAGTATGTTTTTGCTTCGCCTGAAGTTCTAGATTATCCAGATAAGCCGATCAAGATGCCAGCAACTGATGCTTCGTTTGAATTGACTGATGAAAATCTTAAGTCTCTGTTAAAAGCTGGTGCTGTATTATCTGGAACTGATTTGCTTATTCAAGGTGATGGTTCTACAATCACGTGTACGGTATTAGATCCAAAGAATCCAAGTTCTAATACGTTTGCAGTTGAAGTCGGAGAAACTTCAAAGACATTTTCGACTTATATTAAGCTAGAAAATCTTAAGTTGATTCCTGGAATTTACGAAGTCAATCTTAGTTCTAAGAAAATTGCTCAATTTAAATCAAAGACTATCGAATACAACGTATACATTGCTGCAGAAAAGAATAGTTCTTGGTCTTAAGTGATTCTCATTGTGTACAGTATACGATACACTGTACACAATATTTATTTTGTAATGTTAATGATACAAGGAATTTATAATGAGTTTAAGTGATCTAGTTTGGGAACAGAAGTATCGCCCACCGAGTGTTAGCGATACTATTCTTCCAGCTACAGTTAAAAAGATGCTAATGGAACAATTAGAATCTGGATCTGTGCCGAACTATCTTTTTTCAGGAGCTCCTGGGACTGGTAAAACTACAGCTGCATATGCGATTGCTAATGCTCTTGGTGCAGATGTTTTGTTTGTCAATGCATCTCTAGACGGCAACATCGACACGCTGAGGACGAAAATAACTCAGTTCGTATCGACAGTTTCATTTACAGATTCAAAGAAGATTGTAGTGCTTGACGAAGCGGACTACCTAAATTGTTTTGCAGCTAATCAAGAAATACTAACAGTCAATTCTTTAGGTGACGTTGAATCTAAAAAAATTGGAGATTTATGTGGTCAAGAAATAGATGTTCTTTCTGTAGAAAATGATAAAAACACTATAGATTCTGGATATGTTTTTCAATCTGGTGAAGCAGAAGTGTTTAAAGTTGAATTTGAAGACGGTACTTTTATATATACTACAGATAAACATAAATTTTTTGATTCTAATATGAATGAAATTACTATTGACGAAGGTATTTATCTTAAAACAGCAGAATAGTGCTTTTGATTAAATACATTTAGATAAACACCTTCGTCTAAATATATGAAAAATTTAAAAACGACTATTCCATTTACTTATTCTATCTATCAAAAATCATCAGATAAATGGTATTATGGTGTAAAATATGCAGATGGTTGCTCTCCACATGATTTAGGTACTACTTATTTTTCTTCTTCAAGAGTTATTAGGGATTTGATAAAGGAATTTGGTATAGATGATTTTGTTTTTAAGATAAGAAAACAATTCAAAGATAAAAAGAGTGCAATAGATTGGGAACTTAGATTTTTAAATAAAATTAAAACTAGTAGAATTAGATATAAATTTTTAAATAAGTGTTTTGCTATAGCATTTTGGCCGATTATGTACGGTGAATTAAATCCGGCCAAAAGGTTAGAAGTAAGAGATAAACTTTCGCACGCTACTAAAAATAGATCAAAAATCATTAGTCTTGAAATTGGTAAGAAAACATCAACTACTAATGTTAAAAATAAAATTATAAGTGTGATAATTAAAATTAAACCGTATAAAAGTAATTTAACTTTAGAAATTTTAAAAGAATTAAAAATTGAAAATAAAGATATGATTATTAATCATATAAAATTTTTGAAAAATACTACCAAAAAGTTTAAAAATATACTTAAATTGTATGAAAGCATATTAATTATTTTAGAATTACCTAAAATTAAAAAACCTATGAAGAAGGGTATAAAGAGATTTATGTCTGAAGAAACTAGGATAATTACTAATGAAAAAATAGCTATAGCTAATTCCGGAAAAGTGTATGCAGAAAATATTTTTACAAATGAAAAGAAAAAGGTTAAAATAGAAGAAATAGGAGAAATTTGGAAAATTACATCTATGCATTCTGATGAAACATTAAAATTAATATCTGAATCTTCTAAAAATTGTTCTGAAGAAACTAGGGAAAAACTATCTGAATTCACTAAAAATTCTAGATCTAATTCAAAGTACTATACTTCTCCTGATATGGTTTATTACAAATCATTTAAAAATGATGAAGTTATACCGGAAAATTGGATTCCAGGAATCAAAGTTGAATCTAGAAATAAAAAAATCGGTAAAAATAATAGATGGTCTAAAGTGAGAAATGATGAAAAAAATAGTTAAAATTACTAGTTTAGGAATTCAGCCAGTATATGATATCACTACTGAAAGAACTCAAAAATTTATATTGGGTAATAAAGTTATTGCTCATAATTGCAACAGCGTGCAACCTGCATTGCGTGGATTCTTAGATGAATTTAGTTCTAATGCTTTGTTTATCTTTACTTGTAATTATCCAGAACGCATAATTCAACCACTACAGTCTCGCCTAACTCGAATTGACTTTAGATTCTCTAAAGAAGAGAAAAATTCAGCAATGATGCAGATGTTGAAGAGTGCATGTGTAATTCTAGATAAAGAAAAAGTTACATATGATAAGAAAACAGTTGCTGCATTAGTACAAAAGAATTTTCCAGATTTTCGTAGAACTGTAGTAGCACTTCAGCGTTATTCATCATCTGGTGAAATTGATTCTGGAATTCTTGCTACTATCGACGATACAGGGTTTAATGATTTAGTTTCTTATCTTAAAGAAAAGAATTTCACTAAGTGTCGTCAATGGATTGCTAATAATCAAATGGACTCTAGCCAGTTTTATCGTTTGTTCTATGATAAAGTTTCACCATTATTGATACCTCAATCAGTGCCACAAATGATATTACTGATTGGCGAAGCTCAGTTTAAAGCTGCGTTCAGCATTGATCACGAGATCAACAATGCAGCATTTATAGTTTCATTCATGTCTAGCTGTCAATTCGCATGAGTTCTCCATTCGACTTTGCTAAATCGATTCTTCAGACTAAAGAAGATTTGTATACATCTGAAGAATTGTTTGTACGCGAATATGCTCCATTCATGATTAATCGCATCATGTCTAATACAGAAAGAACTGTGTTATTTGCTGAATGTATGGACAAGTATGTTTCTTTAGACAAGAAAGTTCAGTATGATTTTTACATGAAAGGTGTTCCAAAGAATAGAGGCTATTCAAAGATGTGGTCTAAAAAAGAATCTGATGCTACAATAAATACAGATCATGTGGAGTATATTTGTCAGATGATGAATGTATCTACTAAACGTGGTACTGAAATTTATAACTTGTTGGGATCTGCGGTAATAGAAGCAGAGCTTAGCAAACACGGTGGCAAATATAATGGAAAAACAAGAACACAAACTTGACTTTGGAATTGAAATTTCTCTAAAAGAACCGGACGATTTTTTAAAAATCAAAGAAACACTTACTAGATTAGGATTAGCTTCTAAGAAATCTAAAACTTTATTTCAGACAGCTCATATTCTGCATAAACAGGGTAAATATTTTATTGTTCATTTCAAGGAATTGTTTACTCTAGATCATAAAGAAACTGATATTTCTGAAGATGATTATAGACGCAGAAATACTATAGCTAAGCTGTTAGATCAATGGGGATTGTGCAAAGTATTAAATACACAGAATTTAGAATTTCTAGTTCCAGTTTTAGAAATTAAAATTGTACCATATAAAGAGAAAAAAGACTGGTCATTGATAGCAAAATATCAGATCGGTTCTAAAAAGAATTTATAGCATTTCCGCTATAAATCTGTAGATGCCTTATGGGTCTACAGCAATTAAAACTAAACTTGCTTTAAGGAGTTTAAATGGCTTTTATTACTAAATCATTGTTCGATACACTTACAAAAGATTTTATCGGATCAGAACAACTAGCTGATCAGATTAATTTCTTCTATGAAGGTCGAAATTCAACTTCGTTCCCACCTTATAACATTATCGAAACCTCTGGAGGTTATGTTATTGAATTGGCCGTAGCTGGATATTCAAAATCGGATATTACTATTACCAACGAAGATAGTAAACTGATAATTATTGGTAAAAAAGAATCAGTGCGTACTGATTCTAAATATGTGTATTGTGGAATTGCAGGCCGCGATTTTGAACGTAGTTTCTTATTAAGAGAAAACGTCGAAGTAGTTGCTGCTAAATTTGAAAATGGTATTCTATCAATCAATATGCATAAAATTGTGCCAGAGAAATTGAAACCTAAAATGATTGCAATTTCTTAAATTTAAATAGGGGTAATACTATCATTACCCCTATGTCAAAATCAAATCCTAAAGAATTACAAGAACTTATCAAATCTAAACAGATTGTAATAAATAATAAGTTCTTAGTAAAAGTATCCATGTTGGATACCGGTGCATTTGAAAAATCATATCTTATAGTCGTTAAAGGATTAATAGATAATGGATTTAAAATGCAATATTTTAATAATGATGAAGAAGCAACACAGTTTTTACAAATGCTACATCTGATCTGAAAGTTAAACATATGAACGAATATATTATTGCTTTGCTTGCCATTGTCGCAGCTATTGGTTATGCTTTTTATAGGAATAAAAATAAAACATATAATGATATTTTTATTCCTGATTATGGTAATCGCAGAACTAATCTTTACTATGGTTATTATTCATGCGATGAAGAACAAGTAGCAGAAACAAAAGACCATATTAATTTGTTCATGGATTCTCAATTTGATGGTCCAGACAAATGTGCTCAAAATATTCTTGATGCTGGTGTTGACGCAGTACTTGATGTTCAATATCAGTTATTTGAAAAGAGTGGTAATACATTAGTTATTAGACCGACAGCTTCGCAAAATCTTGTAGACTTCTTAGATTTTCTACGACACAAAGGCGCTCTAAAATTTGTTAAGATCATCTACCCAGCAGATGAAGCAAACAATACCACTACTGCCGAATATCTAATACAAGCAGTCGAAATTGTAAAAGCTACAGTTAAGATGTATCCAGAATTGGATGGAGTTAAACTTGGCATGATCTATGCTGCTGATAAAAACTTTATTTGCCAAGATTTATTTGATTATGTAGGATTCGATGATTACGATAAAAAATCTACAGTATTGACAGGACAATATGTTTCTTTGAAAGCTTCATTGTTGCCACATCAGAAAACTATTTTAGTTCCTGGTGGTGCATTTGGTCAAGATCCAACACCATTTGTTAATTTTGCTCAAAATAATGCTGAAGTAGGAATTGTTATGCCATTCTTATGGTTTGACGACACAACAGGAAATGCGGGTGCTCCTGGTATTAGAT